CTCGAGGCCGCCATTTTTTTGGCCGCGGGCAGCCTGGCGGACCGCCCGGCCAGGCCCAGGCCAGCCGCTGGTTCTAACTCAGACGCAAGGCGCAGGGCCTTGCGTCTGGATCAGGATTTGAGGCGCAAGGATAGGGCTTGACTTATCTATTGGAATATGTTCTATTGATGATGTTCTATCACTAAAGAGGAGAAAAAGTTATGGGACTAGACCAATACGCTTATACGCGAAACAAAGAAAACTGTGTTGCTCAGTGGCGGAAACACGCCCGACTACAGGAGTTTATGGAACGCTTGTGGGTCGAGAAAACTGGCACAGAAGCCCAAGACTTCGGAGGCGAAGGCGGGCTGAACAATGAGTTTATGGAGCTTGACGAAGGCGACATTGAAAAGCTGGCACAGGCCATCGCTACTGATTACAACGAATACTTCTGCGAAGGTGGTTTTTTCTACGGCCATCAATTCCAAGAAGAATCCGTCCGAGAAAACAAAGAAGATGACTTGGCATTTGTTGAAACAGCCAAGAAAGCTTTGGCCGACGGAGAGAAGGTTTACTATTCTTGCTGGTGGTAGGCAAAGAAGGAAAGGGGGCGGGCTTCGGCTCGCCCCCTTTTTTTATGCTTGACTCACCTGGATACCTGAAGCTACCGGGCCAGGGCCAGGGCCCAGCCTTCCCGGATCAGTCGCAAGGCGCAGGGCGGCCCAGTCGCAGGGCGCAAGCTTGACATTTCCCATAGAAAAGGTATAATTAAACCATGACAAAAAATCTTGGAACATATAAAGGATCGGCCATCTTATCGCGTACTAGTAAGATGCCCGGCTATTCAATCTCAACCCCAGCCGCGGACTGCAAAACCGGATCAAAGCTTGCCCAGGTGCCCGGATCCGTGTGCCACGGTTGCTATGCTTTAAAAGGATCTTATAGATACCCAGCCGTTAAGGAAGCTATGGCTAAACGCCAGGAGTTTATGACAACGCCGAAGTGGGTGGAGCTTATGGTTGCATCGATCAACCGGACTCAGTCGCCATATTTCCGTTGGTTTGATTCAGGGGATCTACAAAGCGTCAAACAGGGTCACCAGATCCTGGAGGTTTGCGAGCTAACACCCAGCAAGTTTCATTGGATCCCGACTCGGGAAACAAAGCTCTGGAAAACAGTCCTTTTACAGCGTAAAACCTGGCTGCCCAGCAACGTAGTTATCCGGGCAAGCTCAACAATGGTTAACGACAGCCCGCTAAAAAGCTTTTACAACACGTCAACAGTCCACGACAAACACTACCAGGGGCCAGCACTAGGGCACATATGCCCAGCTTCGCAGCAAGACGGCAAGTGTGGCGATTGCCGCGCTTGTTGGAACCCTGAAGTTAAAAACGTTTCATATCCAAAACATTGATTAGTACCCTCGAATCCCCGGCCAGTGCCCTGGCTGCCCGCACCCCGGATTCAGGCCAGGCGCAAGGCGCAGGGTGGGAGTCGCAAGGCGCAAGGCTGCCCGGATCACCGGGCCCAGGAACTAGCTCGGTCGATCATGAAAGAGACGCAAGTCGCAAGGTCATCCCCGGCCCAGGCTGCCGCGGCCAGGCTGCCAGATCCAAGGCCATCAGTCGCAAGACGCAAGGCTTCACCCCCGTCAAATAAAAATAGACAAGGCGGCTTGACCCGTGAAACTAAGAAGAAGGAGATGCCACCAGCCGCAGAATACTGCATATTCCATGCAATCTGTGATGGTCTTATGGAGACTGTATCTCCTTTTGTGCATTTTAATTCGACCCAAAAGGCGGTTTTTGCAACACAAAGATGGACATCTGGCACACCTGTACCCGCCCTATTTTCAACCCGCGTCTTGTGCGTTCCCTTCGGAAGTTTGGTCTTCAATCTGTTCCAAAGGTTCTTCTCTGGTGTCGCCATGTTCTACAACCTCGTACTCTCCCTCGACAAACGCGGCAGGGTGTTCGTCTCTAAGCTGACCAAGCTGGGCAATGATTTCCTCACGGGTGAGTTGGTCATACGAATGGATGTGCTGGTTCTCTCGGCGGTCAACAGTAAGCCCACCCAAACTGGCACGAATTTTTTCTGCGTTGATGGCGGCAGAGAACTGTCCCTCGGACTCCGCGTTGTGCGACAGATCAGACAGTCTTTTGAGTTGGCCTATCAGCGTCACGCCATACTTGCGCTCGCGTTCTTGACGAAGCTCCGCGATGTGTTCGGGAACAAGCGGGAAGTCTTTGCCGTTCAAAAGTTTGTGCGCGTACTTCACCGCAACCTTCTGACTGTACCCTGCACGTCGGGCGCATTCAGCGTTGCTGTAGATGCCGTCAACGATAAGTTTGGCAAATTCCTTTTGTCGGTTTGTCAGAAAACCAGACGTTTTTTCCTCTTCTACTTCAGGCTCCATGTTTCCTCGCGTGTTTGTAATGCTCCCAAGTTTTCATAAAGCTTCTGCGGAAGCCGTGCCATCTCAACGGATAATGCACCCAGCCTTTTCTCGGTTTACGCCAAACAAGACCAAAGCCCCACGAGGCTGTCGCTGTTTTGCTTTTCCAAAAGCTCAAACGTGGATCCATTTTCACCCCCTATATACTATTTTCCCTGAGTTTATAACAACATACAACAAAGTCACAAGGCTGATTGGGCAGTACGAATGCACCCTGATACAGTTGATACAGTTGGTGTATCAGAAGTGTATCAGCTACAACCCTTACTCACAGCCAGTTACAGCCAATCTGATACAGTGATACAGTGATACAGCAATTTCACAGAAATTTGTTTTCAAAAAATCTCACAGAAATAACCTTTGTATCTGTCACAGTGTATCAGCCTACTTCGCTATGACCTTCAGCAACAGCCCGGCACCCGTTTCTTTGATGTACACCGACTCGTTTTTGCCGTGGATGTGTACTGAACGCCAGCCCATTTCGTACTCATTACCAACAAGCAACGTCAATGGTTCTGCGTCTTTGGATACCATCGGCGGCTCGTCGCTAACCAGGGAAGTGATCGTCTGCATTTCTACGTTCTCATTGCTTGACATTTCCATTGGGTTTCCTTATATGTTGGATATCACCATCTAACATGGTGAGTATATCAGAGAGGAAGGAAAATGAAACCAAAACAAGACACCAAGATCCAAGTTTCGGGAGTCGAGGCTCGTGCAGAGATAGCCGAGCAACAGTCTTTTGATGCGTGGGTTACGGCTATGGAGATAGACTGGTTTAACCAACAGCGCGAGCTTGCGAGGATTGCCATTGAGCGTTCTCGCGCAGAACGGAGGAAAGCGTAATGGCGACACAAGTATATTTGATTGATCCGTTTGCCAAGACGGTGACGGAGACGAGTCTGGATCGTCGGCTAGGATTGAAGGACATTTATCGTTTGATGGAGTGTTCGACGATTGACGCGGTTCGGTTCCGTGATCGGAGCGATGTTATCTATGTAGATGACAATGGATTGTATGCGGATGATCAGCGGTTTTTCAAAGTTGAGGGCTATCCCCAGCCGCTGGCTGGTAAGGCATTGTATGTTGGCACGACGGAAGAGGGCGAAGATTGTGCCCCGACCCTGACGCTAGAACAGGTTCAGTACATGATCGAGTTTATGCCGGACAGCACCGAGGCTCCAGAGCCGAGTTTCGAGATCCGCACCTACAACACCGACGAAGAATTGAAAGAGTTAATGAAGGAATTGATGTCATGAGTAAATCATACAAGGTATCTTTTCGACCCAGTGACGTGGTTTACGTTTACTCGGTTGAAGCTGACGACGAGACTGAAGCCGAAGACAAGGCATTTGAATTGTTGCGAGAAGCGATCGGATGGGATGCGGCGAAGGACTGGTATCTCGACGACACCGAAGAAGTGGAGAACAAGTCAGGAGGAATGAGACATGGGCATAGCTCTTAAAAGATACAAAGTTACCGCAACAAAAGATGTTGGATATGAAACCTTCATTTTGGCAAAGAACGAAGACGAGGCTTGGACGCTCGCCCGCCATGAAGGTGAAGATTTGGAGTGGTCACGAGTGGACGATGGTCACGATTGGACGATAGAAAATGTAATTGAGGAGAGGAATGATGAAAAACTTTGAACGTTTATTTAACGAACTGAACGGGATCCAGAACGAGATCGAGCTAATAAAGCGCGAGATGTCGTATTGGCCTGTGGACGGAGATGCTTACGAAGCGTTGCGTCAGGTATCTATAGCTTTGAACGAAGCCGAAGATCTTTTGATACAGGCAGAGGATGGTAAGGTTGATGAAAAGATGAAAGAAGCTTG